GACAGCTCTTTTGCAGCTTTCCATTTTACTTCTTTCGATAACCCAATCTTGGACCCAGCAGAAATTGAAGCAGCTAAGAAAAGCATGTCATCGTTTGCCTTCCGTCAGGAGTTTATGGCTAGCTTTGAAGCGTTGGGTGGAGAACTATTTAAAGAAGAATGGGTAAAGTTTAGTGAAGACCCTCCCGAGGTAGGAGACTACTACATTGCCATCGACTTAGCTGGTTTTGAGGACGAAGGTAAGAAAACAAAGAACAAGAGATTGGATAACACCTCCATCAGTGTGGTTAAGGTTAACGAGGATGGGTGGTATGTTGAAGAAATTATCTATGGTCGGTGGGACGTAAAAGAGACTGCGAAGAAGATATTTGATGCGGTTAAGAAATATGAACCTGTTGCTACGGGAATAGAGAAGGGGATTGCTAAACAAGCTGTGATGCCCTACCTTAGCGACATCATGCGACGAACACAAACATTCTTTCGTGTTGACGAATTAACACACGGAAACAAAAAGAAAACAGACAGGATTGTTTGGTCTTTGCAAGGAAGGTTTGAGAATGGATATGTTACTCTTAACAAAGGACAGTGGAACATGGAATTTCTTGATCAGTTGTTTCAGTTCCCTAATCCTTTGGTACATGATGACTTAGTTGATTCTCTGTCATACATCGAACAACTCGCCAAAGTTAGCTACGTTTCTGACTTTGAAGAAGATGATTTTGAAATGCTTGACGCCGTAGCAGGCTATTAAAAGGAAGTATAATGGAAGAATACGAAACCAACACCAAACTCCAAGACTGGGTGATGACCAAGGCTGAGAGTTGGCGTGACCATTATCAGTCAAACTACCAAGAGAAGTTTGATGAATACTATCGGTTGTGGCGTGGTATTTGGGCTGCTGAAGACAAGACCCGTGAAAGCGAGAGAAGTCGGTTAATCAGTCCTGCCTTGCAGCAAGCAGTTGAATCTGCTGTGTCAGAAGTGGAAGAAGCAACCTTCGGTAGGGGTAAGTGGTTTGACATCCGTGATGACCGTAACGACGGAGACAACCGTGATGTAGCTTACATGCGTGAGCAGCTTATGGAGGACTTTAAATTCACCAAAACACGTAAGGCTGTAGCCGAATGTATTCTGAATAGTGCTGTATATGGTACAGGTGTAGGTGAATTGGTGTTGGATGAGGTAAAAGAACTCAAACCAGCTACTCAACCCATGATGGAAGGTGCTATGCAGGCGGTAGGTGTGCAGGAAAGCAGTCGTGTTATTGTTAAACTGCGTCCAATCCAACCACAGAACTTCTTGATTGACCCTGTTGCTGCTTCTATTGACGACGCTTTGGGTGTCATTGTTGATGAGTTTGTACCTAAGCACCAAGTAGAGATGGCAATTCTCAACGGAATCTACCGTGATGTACCGCTTGGATCGGCTGAACAGGACAGCGATATCGAGGTGGATAAGGAATTGTCCACGTTTGACGAGGATAAGGTGAGGTTGACCAAGTATTATGGGTTAGTTCCTGTCGAATTGTTCAACAAAGCCTTGAAAGAACCTGGTGATGACGAAGAATTGACTGAAGAAGAAGAGGATGAAGAGGGCGCAGACGAAGATGACGGCTACGTAGAGGCTATGGTGGTGCTTGCCAACGGCGGTGCCCTGCTAAAAGTACAACGTAACCCCTTCATGATGGGTGATCGCCCTATCGTAGCGTTTTCTTGGGACACAGTTCCGGGTCGTTTTTGGGGACGTGGTATCTGTGAGAAAGGATACAACAGCCAAAAGGCTTTGGACGCTGAACTACGTGCCCGTATTGACGCCCTAGCCCTGACGGTTCACCCCATGCTGGCTATGGATGCTTCTCGTATGCCCCGTGGTGCCAAGTTGGAGGTACGACCAGGCAAAACCATCCTGACTAACGGCAACCCAGCCGAGATATTGCAGCCGTTTAAGTTTGGTCAGTTGGATCAGGTGACCTTTGCACAGGCTGGTGAGTTGATGAAGATGGTTCAGATGTCCACCGGCGCTATTGACGCTGCTGGCATTCCCGGTTCCATCAACGGTGACGCCGCTGCTGGTGCTGTCTCAATGTCCTTAGGGGCTATCATCAAGCGCCACAAGCGTACCCTTATCAACTTCCAAGAAAGTTTCCTTATCCCGTTGGTTGAGAAGTGTGCTTGGCGCTACATGCAGTTTGACCCGGACAACTACCCCGTCCAAGACTTTAAATTTGTGGCTTCTAGCAGCTTGGGTGTCATTGCACGTGAGTACGAGGTAACACAATTGGTGCAACTATTGCAAACCCTTGGTCAAGACAGCCCGATGTACCCGATGCTGGTTATGTCGGTTGTGGATAACATGGGCTTGTCTAACCGTGAAGAGTTGGTGGCTCAGTTGCAACAGATGGCTCAGCCCAACCCTGAGGCACAACAAATGCAACAGATGCAGGCACAGGCTCAAATGGAGGCTCAGGCTGCTCAGGTGGCTTTGGTACAGGCTCAGGCACAGGAGAGCGCTGCCCGGGCTAACAAGTACGCTGTAGAGGCTCAGCTGGAGCCGCAGGTGGTACAGGCTAAGTTGGCTTCTGCCCTAGCCACCAACCTAGAACCGGGCGATGATGACGAAAAAGAGTTTGAGCGTCGGGCTAAAGTGGCTGAACTCCTCCTCAAGGAACAGGATATTCAGTCAAATGAACGCATAGCTATGGCTCAAATGCAAAACAAACGACCACAATAGGCTTGACAAATAATACTTTTTATGGTATAATATACGCATCTCTCCAAGGAAAGGATAAAGAGATGGACAAAGAATTGCAAGAATACTACGAAAACTTACTAGAACTTTTTGCCTCACCGGGGTGGAAACAGTTCCTAGAAGATATAGGTGACAACCTAGAGATGCTGGGAAACATTACCACCATTAAGGATGCTAATCAGTTTTGGTATAGGAAAGGGCAAGTTAAGGCGATCCAGCGCATCTTGTCTTACGAAGAAACCATCGTAAACAGTTACGAAGACTTTCAACGTGAGGAAGCATGAAGAGGATTTATGAATTTGTCTGTACAGAGGGTCACAACTCTGAGGCTTATGTGGACGAGGAATACCGCACAATCCGCTGCCGAATTTGTGACAACACGGCTACTCGTGTAGTGAGCAAACCACTTGTAAAGTTGGAGGGCGTTACAGGTAGTTTTCCCGGTGCCTATCATAAATGGGAACGCAAACGAAACGAGAAGATAGCACAGGAGAGGAAACTTTCCAATTAATTTTTTTCCATAATGCTTTTTAGCACGGAGACTTGAATGGCAACTTTTATTGACAGTAATGAAGAGGAACTGAAACCCGACGAAGAAATCGTTAACTTACAACCGGAGCAAGAAGAAGAGGTAGAGGCAGCACAGCCCGAGCCTGAAGAAGCCCCACAAGTTGAAGAAAACGAAGACGATGACATCCCTGAGAAGTATCGTGGTAAGTCTGTTAAGGACATTATTAAGATGCACCAAGAAGTTGAAAAGGCTTTTGGACGGCAGGGTAGTGAAATCGGAGAACTAAAGCGTCAGTTTCAAAAATTCCAAGAGGATCAAACTGTCACAAAACAAGCCCCTGATGTCGAAGAAGAAATAGATTTCTTAGAAGACCCTAGTAAATTTGTTGATAGTAAGTTTGACAAGAACATTAGGAACCATCCTAAGTTCAAGGAACTGGAGCAACTTACTCAGCAATTCAAAGCTCAAGAAGCACTTGCTAAACTTCAGCAAGCCCACCCGGACTTTCAGTCAATTGTTAATGACGAGAAGTTTGGAGAATGGGTGAAGTCTAGTAAAGTGAGAACTAAGCTGTTGGTGCAAGCTGACCAAGAGTACGACTTTGATGCTGCTGATGAACTTCTCTCTGTTTGGAAAGAGCGCAACCAAGTTGTTGCTCAGAAGAAAGAGGAAGGTAAGGAGCAACGTAAACAAGCTATCAAGGAAGCCGCAACTGGGTCGGCAACTGGCAGCGCGGAGCCACGCTCTAAGA